AGGGTACTTATATCTTGAATAACACAACTGAGTACACAGGTAACTTTGATGCTATTGTAGTCCTTGAGGATACAGTGTTTAACTCTATTAAGATAGCAGCAGTTGATGTTAAGTCAACATACATAGCAGCTACAGGAACAGCAGTTAAGGCAGGTGCTATCATAAGACCTACTAAGGCTCAGAAGTTTAGTGGTGTTAAGTTAACAAGTGGATCAGTTACTATTGTATTATGATAGGCTACGGGAATAGTATGTTTTTAGCAACACATGGAATATTAGCAAGGGCTGCATCAGGAGGTGGAGTTGACCCAAATGCTCAGGCATTCATCACAGCAGCAGGTATCACTAACCCTACCCAACAAGCGGCTATCAATACTTTGGTAGTTGATTTGAAAGGGTATGGTATTTGGACTAAGATGAAGACTTTGTATCCATTTGTTGGTGGTAGTGCTTCAGCTCATAAGTTTAACTTAAAAGACCCTCAAGATACAGATGCTGCGTTTAGATTAGTGTTTAGTGGTGGTTGGACTCATTCAAGTACGGGAGCTTTACCTAATGGCACTAATGCCTATGCCAATACTTATTTTGCACCTAACGGCATTTTGGCTTATAATAATAATCATTTATCATATTATTCAAGAACTAATACAACAGCAGTTTACGATATAGGGTCTGGAGATGGAACTGGAGCAACTAACCTTGATTTGTTTTTAAGAAGGTCAGGTAATACCGCTGGTTATGATAGTGGCAGTTTTTCAACTAATAGAAATACATTTAGCAATTCAGATAGTAGAGGTTTTTTTAATGGTACTACTGTATCCACAAATTCAAAATATTTTAAAAACGGAGTTAATCAAAATACAAAGGCTTTAAGTGTAAGTTCTGTAAGTTCTTTTAATATGTATTTAGGAGGTTTTAATGAAAGTAATATCTCTACATTTTACGGAAACAAAGAACTTGCTTTTGCCTCAATAGGTGATGGATTAACAGACACAGAAGCGGCTAACTTTTACACAGCGGTACAAGCATTTCAAACAACTTTAGGACGTCAAGTATGAAACTAACACAACTAACAGCAGAACAAAGAACAACCTATGTAGGGTTACTTACAGAATTACAAAAAGACGAATTAGTAGGTCAATGGTATGCACCTGATTCTTATTTTAATCCTATTTTGAACCTTACAGACCAGTGGGTTATATCAGTAGAGGAAATGGAGCAGTGTGTTAATCCTGATTATCTTTGGGTTAAAGACCTTGACTTGATTCCATACGAGCCGAAACCAACCCCACCACCTTTTGAATAATGGCACGCTACGCAAATAATGGTATATTCAATGTCAAGTATCCTACAAGGAGAAAGATACAAGTGATATTACAAAGGTTAATATCAGAGTCAGGTGCTATTGATACGGGTGCATTATATGACTCAGTGCGTATCAATGCAAAAATACCTGCATTAGGTGAACTTGAGATACAGATTATTGCAATGTATTACTTTGGATTTTTGAATAATGGTGCAAATCTTTGGAATGGTGGAGTAATACCTCCTTATGAGTTTTGTGCTCAGTTAACTGAAAGGATGGATAGTTCTGGAATAACAACAGAAATCTATTCTCAATACACTGAATGGATGACACAGCGTTATCCAATATTACAAGTGGCTCAGATACTTGGTGAAAAGAAATCTATTATCTACACATTTGAGCCTATTGGAGGAGACTTTATTGGAAAATTAGATTTTACAGATTAAGCTCTTTTTTCATTGACAGCATATTAAAAGTAAGTACAAGAGGTAGGTCAGTTACTTGCTTAAACTTAGTCAAGTCCTCATTACAAAGAGAGTAGAGTAGTCTCTCCCATCCCCATTTCACAGCAGACTTTTGCTCAGCTTGTGCCTTAGACTCATCAGAGGTCATTGGTTTATTATCATCCTCCTCATCTCCATCCTCCTCATTAAAAAGTAAGTGATACTTATCCATGAAATCCTGTCTGAATGATAGGTACTCAGGTATGATACCATAGATATCATTGATACAGTACTCATCAAATAGTTCATGCCGGTCAAATGGATTGAACTCATAAGGCTCAAAGCTCAACTGTCCCCACTCATTAGTGGTATGTTGCCTGTACATGATAGATGCTATATGACAAAGATGCTTAATATAGTCATTGGCAAAGAAATACTCTAAGTCAATGAACTCACCACAGGTCAGCTTAGATAGTGGCTTGACCTTCCATTGCTCAATGTCTCTCTTGTAGTTTTTAGATGGCTCAGAGTTAATGAATGTAATATCATTGAGCATGGCACTTACCTCACTTACATCTAAGTCCTCAAGTTCATCTGAGCTCACTCCTGCAAGAGCTGAGAGTATCTCTATCTCTCTGGCAAATACCTCCTCAATAGAATATAACTCTCTTATCTCTTTAAACTGCAGGACATCAATCTCACTCCACGATTTCGGGAGCTTCATTTTTCTTGATTTCTTTGGACAGTTTTTGTCCAATTTCTACTAAGTAAGGAACTGCTAACTCTGACTTGAGCTCTCTTATCATCTTTGCCTTATGCTTGATGTGAGCAGAGTCATAGTGTTCTGCCTTGCTTAGATCATCTCTCTTGAATAAGATAGCTAACATCTCAGAGATGTATCCTTTATGCCTTGAGTTCATGACCTTCTCAATGTGCTTAGTGTCTCTCACTGATAACTTGAACTCCTCACCTTCAAAGGCTGTGTACTTGTATCCATCAAGCTCAATAGTTGACTGTAGTTCTGGCTTACCTTTGATGTTGTTAAAATCCTTGACATAAGTTTTGAACTGTTCAATGGTGGTATGCTCAAAGTCATTCTCAGTAATACCAAACAACTCAAATACTTTAAGATGTTTCTCAATAGCATCTAAGTCCTGTTGTGCATGGATAGATGTGATATCCTCAAACTGTTGCACTGTTAACTCCTTCAATTGATTAGGAATTTCTTTGTCTAAAATTTTTACCATAGATTTTAATTTTTAACAAATATAACACTATTTACAATATAGGCATGGATAGACCTGTCTATAAGATAACAATAGATCCTGAGTATTCTGATGGAGAGGACTTAGGGATTGAGATGATTGCCTTCACTTCCAAGCCTGCTATTAAGGTTAAGGGTATGGCATTCAATCAAGCTACTCCAATGACATTCAGTGATGATATTAAGATGCGTATTGTAGCACCTGCTATGATACCAATGTCAATATATCGTAGAGATGAGGATGGCACTGAGTATGATGTGCTATTCACAGAAGAGGTCATTGAGTCTATTCATGCTAAGTTCATGCAGAACCTACAGAACAAAGATATCTTTAACTTAGAGCATGAGGCAGAGGAGAAAGTTCCTGCTTACATCCTTGAGGCTTGGATAGTTGAGAACCCTAAAAAGGACAAAGCATTCACTACCTATGGTATTGAAGTACCTAAGGGAACTCTAATGCTAACAAGTCAAGTAACTGATAAGGAGTACTATGATAGCCTTGTTGAGTCAGGTCAAGTAGGTTACTCTATTGAGGGATTCTTAGGACTTAAACTATCGGAATTATTAAAACTAAATACAATGAAGTTACCTGATGGAGAACACTTGATTGAGGATAAAATCTATGTTGTAAAAGACGGAGAGGTTATCGAGATCAAAGACAAAGAAGAACTGGCAGCAGAAGAACCTGCCACAGAAGAGGCTGAGCAAGAGGCTGAGACTACAGTTGATGAAGCTGCTGAGGATGTGCAAGAGGAGGAGGCAGATGCTGCCGCTGAGGATGTTGAGATGGCAGTTGACCCAACTACTGATGCTGAGGCTGTACTTGCAATAGTATCACCTGTGATTGAGGAGCAAGTTAATCAACTACTTGCTATCATAGCTGACCTTAAGAACCAAATGGAGGAGTACTTAGCTCCAAGAGATGAGGAGATTGAGGTTGAGGCTAAGAACCAAAAGATGAGCTCAAGAGAGCTATTTAAAGAATTTGTAAAATTTTCAAAAACCAAATAAAATGAACCGTAATTTAAAATTTAATTTAGAGGTTGAGACTAACGCATTATTGTGTGCCAACCCTGAGGAGTTCTACTCCAAAGCATATCTTCAATCAGAGGATATTGCATCTAACTTTCGCTCTTTGCCGGGCATCAAGTCTAAGACTAAGTTAGCTAATGTAACTTTTGGTAACATCTTACAAGCATCTACTTGTAATTTTACTGCTCCTAATGATTCATTGGATGCAGTTGATATTGATGTATGTCCTTTGTCAGCAATGGCTCAACTTTGTCAGTTTGACTTAGAGCAATCATTCTTAGCATTGCAAATGGCAAAAGGATCTAATGGTGATTTCACTGTTGCATCTTTTATGTCATACTACTGGAATGAAATGGCATTGACTATCGGTCAAGATATCGAGTTGTTGAGATGGCAAGGTAACACTGAGTCTGAGGATCCATTGTTGTCTTTATGTACTGGATACTTATTTCCAATGTTCTATGATACAGATGTAGTTGGTTTATATGATGGTGCTATTGATACATCAAATGTACTTGACCAATTGAGTGCTGTACTTGCTGCTGCTCCTTCAACTATTAGCAGAAGAAAATCAGAGTTAAGATTTTATGTATCTACTAATGTAGCTAACGCTTATGAGCTTGCTGCTGCACAAGGTAACACTTTGACTTATGTTACTACTCCATTAGGTTTAACATTCTTAGGAATCAATGTAGTTGTGTGTGAAGGGATGCCAGATAACACTATCTTGTTGACTTTGAGAAATAACCTTATCTATGCATTTGATGCAGAGGGTGATGACAAAGCATTGAAAGCTGTTAACTTATCTGACACTGTAGCTGAGCCTTATTTGAGAACTCGTGCTAACATGAAAGTAGGATTCCATTATGTTAACCCTGCAGAGATAGTATTGTATAACGCATTCTATATCTAAAATATAACGGGGGTAGAAATGCCCCCTATTTTAAAACATTAAAAAACAACTAAAATGAGCTGTGCAACTTTAGAAACAATTTTAAAAAGCTGTGACAATAACTCAGGAGGTATCTATAAGTTCTATGTAAACCAACAAGATAACATCCAATCTATCTCTACAGATGAGACAGGAACTAATTGGATTGTTGATGGTATTACATTTATACCTACAGCTGACCCCTTCATTGAGTTAGAGTTCAGAAGAAACGTATCCTCATTTACAGAGGACTCTGCTATTGATTTAATTAATGGCTCAAGCTATGTAACTGCAACTATCAATTTGATGTTCCATAGAAGAGATCAAGAGAAATCAAAAGCTATTAAAGTATTAGGAGCAGGACAACAGTACTTAGCAGGTATTGTTGAGGATGCTAATGGTAAATATTGGTACTTCCCATTTTTGCAATTATCTGCAACAGGTGAAGGATCAGGAACTACAAGAGCAGATGGCTCTAAGTACAGTGTAACACTTGTAGCTGAGAATGAGTTTTTGGCTTATGAGGTTGATGCTACTATCATACCAAGTCTCCTTTAATCTTGCCATAGATTATAAACTAAGAGCCTCACTTCGGTGGGGCTTTTTTAATAATTATTTCTTTGAGATACAATATAGGTATGATATATCTTGAGAAGGATACAGTTAACACCTTTGTGTTGACACTTACAGAGGTTACAACAATCTCTAATCCTTACTATTTATTTGAATTTGAGGATGAGTTTGATACTACAGCTAACCCTATCTATTGGCAGGGAGTTGATAGTTCCTCATGGCCTTCAAGATATAACCTATTTACTATCGATGAGCCTACTGATATAGACTTTATTAAGGGACAATACAGATATAAAGTTTATGAGAGTCCTACTCCAACAGTTGATCCTACAGGATTGACTATGATAGAGGAGGGCCGCATGGTAGTGGCAGGGATACAAACTAATTCAATCTATGACTAATGGCATGGTATAACAGATTTATAGGCAGCAAGCCACAAGCAACAGAGATAGTTGAGGGATATCAATCCTTCTCTACTCCATTTCAAAAGGTAGGTGGAGCTAACCTATCACTCCCTTATGTTAATGGCCGCTATCAGATAGCAGGATACATTCCATTTGGGCAGGATAACCTCTATCCAGAGTTACTTAATCAACTATATTACTCATCACCTTTGCATGGTGCTATAGTTGACTTTAAGACTAACTCAGCAATAGGAGGAGGATACACTATTGAGACTGAGAAAATGTCTCAAGAGGATAAGCTCAAGTTATATACCTTTGAGAGAAAACTTAAGTTAGGTAAAACTATCAGAGCCATAGCTCAGCAGTTGATAGTTCACCATAGAGTGTACTTCAAGCTGTGTTATAATAAGAAAGGAGAGATATATAAAGTTGAGAACATCTCACCTGAGAGAGTTAGAATTTCAAGAGATAAGGAAACATACTTTATTTGTGAGGATTGGACAGCTCGCATTGATGTTAGAGAGATAAAAAAGTATCATCCTGCTAACACTGACCTTGAACAACTATATTGCTATGAGTTAATGACCTTGGGCCAGGAGTGGTATCCATTACCGCAGTACAGTTCGGCACTTAATTTTGCATTTTTGAGTGGCGAGCTATCATACTTCGCTAAGAGTAACATTCAAAACTCAATATTTCCATCCTTTGCTATGATGTTCCCTAAGAGACCACAATCAGAGGAGGAGAAACACATGATTAAGCAGACCATTGATAGGTTGAAAGGAGCTGCTAATGCAGGTAAGGCTGTTGCATTCTTTGCTAATAATCAAGATCAGTTACCTAAGATTGAAAGCCTACCTACTAACAGCAATGATAAGTTGTTTCAAGAGGCATCAAGCCTTAACACTGAGCAGATATGCTTTGCTCACACAATAGATCCCATCCTTATGGGAGTTCGCACTCAAGGATCACTCGGCTCAGGCAGTGATATCAAGCAGGCTTATGTTGTATTTGAGAAGAATGTAGTCATGCCATTGAGGAGACAAGTTGAGGAGATAGTTAATGAGATAATGACCATTGCTAAGATACCTGGCAAGTTCTCAATTAACAACTTCCAGATAATTAATGAGACCATCATTGAGCTTGAAGGTGATACCTCTAAGACATCAGATGCTTTGAACTCATTAAGTCCATTGGTAGCTACTAAGGTACTTGAGAAAATGACACCTAATGAGATAAGAGCTCTTGCTTCACTACCTCCAATTGAGGGAGGTGATGTTATACAAACAGAAACACCTGCAGCATGATATACTTTATAACAGAAACATATTTAAAGACTAACACACCTATCACAGCCAATGTTGATGTGACAGATGTTACTCCTTATATAGCAACACAGGCACAGCTCAGAGTTATGCCTATCTTAGGCACCACATTCTACAACTATCTACTAACTAAGTACAATGCTCAGACATTGACTAATGATGAGGAGGCACTTGTGGCATACATTCAACCTGTCATAGCTTGGAGAAGTGCAGAGGATGCTGTGTTTGGCTTGACATACCAACTTAAAAACAAAGGACTGCAGACTCAGTTTGGGGATTTCTCAAGTTCAGTAACTCGATCAGAGGTTGCCTTTGGGATGGAGCACTATGCACAAAAGGCTTCATTTTTTGAGACCAGGTTAACAAGATACTTGATAGCTAATAAGGACTTATATCCTGAGTTCACAGCAGAGGTGAACAGAGATACTGACCTAAGACCTATGATTGATCATTGTGGCTGCAACTGTGGGGAAGTGTGTAGATTTGACTGTCCTTGTGGAGGATTTAGAGAGAATGGATATAATAACAGCATATTGATTTTGTGATGGGATTTAATGAAGTAGCATTTACAGTGATAACAATACTCATATCCGGCATAGGGTATTTTTTAAAGAGTTTACATAGTGATTTGAAAAGTGTTATGAAAGAACAAAAACAAATAATTGAGACTCAAGGCAGATTGAAAGGCAAGATTGAACTTGTTGATAATGAGGCAAGGTTTAAATATGAGGCCATTGAGAAAATGACACAACTTGAAATCAAACATCTTGCTGAGCAAGTAAGTGAACTAACTACAAGTGTAAAAAAACTAATTGAAATACAACTATCAAAATGAGTATAGCAGAAAGATTTAAAGCACCCACTCCAAAATTCTGGAAGAAAATTCAAAAAATTGGTTTAACTTTGGGAGCAATAGGAGGCATCCTTGTTGCTGCACCAATTACTTTGCCAGCTGCCATTGTAACAGCTGCAGGATATATGGTAGTCGCAGGAGGAGTTACAGCAACCTTATCACAATTAACAGTAAAAGATAATGAGCAACGTTAAGAACTACACTGATAAACAACTATTAGATAGAGTCAAGTCATTATCTACTTATAAAAACATACCATCTGATATGTGGCTGTTGTTTGTTAGGTCAAATGAGGATGGCAACAACATCTTTGATGACAAAGTATATATATTCAAGGGCTCAGCCTTCCAATATGTAACCTCTTGCACTACCAATAAGGGCAACAAAGGAACTGCAGTAATGGAAGCTGACAGATGGAACTATGATTGTTATGCTTATGGACTTCACAGAGGTAAAATGGAGGCACTTAGACAGGTTGCCAAAGTACCTTACAGAAGAGATTACACAGCAGATGGTAAAACAAACCCAACTACTGAGATCATGGATAACATTATTTTTATGAATGTTCATGGTGCAACTTATAACAAAGGTAGTCAACAGGTAGCAACTCAAATTGGTGGTTGGTCAGAGGGATGCTTAGTGCTTAACAATAACCCTGATTATGAGAGAATGGTTCGTATGGCAAAAGACCAAGCAAAAGTATCAATAGTATTAATAAACGAATTTTAAAATGGCAAAAAAAGTAGGCAGACCTAAGAAAGTACAGGTTAACATTGAGAATGACAAAATTGATGTAATTGTAAAAACAAATAAGGCTGAGATAGAATACCACAAAGATGGTATCAATCAAGAGCTTGACTATGATGGTAAAAAAGTAGATGTTAACATCAAAAAAGATGAGACAGGAACTAAGGTAACTGTGGAGTCAGAAAATAAATTCCTTAAAGCTGTTGCAACATTAGCATCTAAGTTTGTTGTAAAGCGATTTAAAAAATAGTATCTGGATACTTACCATAAGAACAGTTACCGGATCAACTCCCCCATGTAATGTGGTGTTACATGTCTAAGCTCACTCAATAGGTGGGCTTTTCTTATTTAGAATCATTATAAATTACGCTAATTATTTGCATATATAAAAAAACTTACTAACTTTGCTCTATAAATAATAAACAAAACAATATGAAAAGCAATAAGTGGAATACAGCAAACGAAATCTACAAACCAAATGTAAGGATAAATGATTTTAATAAAATGATTTACCGAGATAATAAAGGTTTTGAGGCTTTTGTAGTAGGTGAATCAACTTGTGAATCTAAAAATGATTGTTGGTTAATAGAAGGTAATGGAGTAAAAACAAGAGTTTGGAAACATACAACAAAAAATAAAATTGTAAAAGTTTCTGCGGATTATCAATTAAAGAAATTTATTTATTCAATATTTTAATCAATAGAGGGATGCGGCTCTGTTAACGCATAATAAATAAATCATAACAATATGAAAACAGAATTTATCAAAGAATGCGACACTTGTTGGGGGTCAGGTTCAGTATTAATTAGCAGTGCTTATGAGCATCCATCTCACAGTGAGTCTGATATTTGCAATGAGTGTAGAGGTGAGGGTAAATACCTTGACTATGAACTATTAACTGAGCGTGTTGAGGATGTTGAGTGGATGATTGAGGGCATGTTGACTCGAATTAGATTGACATCTGATACTTTAAAAGATTTGAGTAGAGGTATGTTCTATGAGTTACTTCCTAAGTATAAGCATAGACTTAATATTCAGTCAAGAGCTCTTGCAAGATTAGAACTTTATTTGTCAAACCTTAAAACTTATTAATCATGACAGAAGATCAAAAGGCTGTGAGAGACGTTTTAGTGTTCTCTGCTGCATTATTAGCTATCACCTTTGTGTTGATGTATATCGGAGTAGTAGGATAGCATGAGAGAGCCTAAAATCAACTTAGCAATTATAAGCTATTGGGATAGCTTTGATGAAATCAGATATTATAAATATTTAAGAGTATTAAAAAATGTGGACAATACACTATCGGGGATACATGGGAGGAGCTTGGAGGATATTAAAAAAGACTGTGCAAGCAGACTCAGAATGGGAGGCACGAAGGATGAGCAACCTTTGGGAGAAACTAATCATTAAAATTGAGAGAGTATGAACTTAGATGATATCATAAGAGAAAAATTCCCTCACATGAAAACCATTGACCTTGCTAATGAGCTTGGACTTAAGTACTGCACTGTGGCAAATAAAGCTCATAGAATGGGATTGCATAAGTCAAAAGAATATCTTGAATCTGAAACATCTGGCAGACATAATCTAATTGAGGCTGGAAAAAAGCATAGATTTACAAAAGGTAATAAACCTCACAACAAAGGAGCTAAGATGCCGGAACATATCTATGATAGAGTTAAACCTACCATGTTTAAAAAAGGTAGCAAACCACATAACACACAGCCTATTGGAACAATCAATTTTAGAACTGACAAAGAGGGCAGGACTTATGCTTATGTTAAGATTAAAGATAGTGATTGGAGGTTGATGCATAGAGTGGTGTGGGAGGAGCATAATGGGTCAATCCCTCCTGGTCATGTTGTGAGGTTTAAAGATGGCAACACAATGCATTGGGATATTAATAACCTTGAAATGATTGACATGCGTAATAACATGGATAGGAATACCATACAAAGGTTCCCTGTTGAGATACAGGAAGTAATTAAATTAAATAGTAAACTTAAAAAGAAAATCAATGGCACGAAACAAAATCAATGATCTTAGAGATCACTTATTCTCAGCATTAGAGAGATTGGATAATGATGAGCTCACAACAGAGGAGCTTAATAAAGAAATTGAAAAGGCACAGGCAGTGGCAACAATTGGATCTGTTATCATCCAGAGTGCAAAGATTGAGATTGATTACATCAAGGCCACCGGCATGATTGAGTCAAGCTCTGAACTATTCAAAGGTATTAACGAACAAAAGAGATTATCATGAAAACAGCATTACAGCAAGCATTTGCAAGATTAGAGGAGTTACATCCATCACTGTTTGACATACACACTGAGAAGGGCAGAACATTTGTCAATGAGTTTAGTAAGTTTTTAGAGGTGGAGAGGGAGCAGATATTAGATTCGAGACTTGATGGTTTCAAAAATTCAGCGGAAGGATGGAATGGTGAATATCCATTTGAAGGAATGACAGATTATTACATTTCATTAGACATTAAAAATGATGAATACTACAATGAAACCTTTAAATCAGAATAGAATGAAACAGACAGCAGTAGAATGGTTGATAAAATAATTAATAAAAAATAGAATATGGAAAAGAAATTTACAGTAGTAGAATGGTTTGTTAAAGAATTATATGAAGGAAATGAAATTTTTGGCGTTTCAGATGAATTATTTGAACAAGCCAAAGAAATGGAGAAAGAGCAGA